GCAATACATGCATGGAATGGTGTTGATGTAAAAAATTTTATGAACTCATGTTCTAACATAAGGATCTTGGATCAGAGTTATAGAGTTCCAATGTCTGTGCATAGCATAGCAGATAAAATTGTAAAAAGAATTGATGTAAGACAGAAAAAAGAATGGAATCCAACAACACGTGAGGGATTGGTAGACTACCATATGAATTGGTATGATGTAGATATAGACGAAGGGTCATGGACTATCATGGCTAGAACTAACAAAATCGTTAGTAAGATAGAAACAAATTTACGTGACAATGGATATTTGTATGAACGATTTGGTCAAGTATCATTTAATAATGAATACACACAATTTATAAGAATGTGGGAAAATTTACGTGAGGATAAACCTATAGCCTTAGATATGATCAAGCAGTTCTATGGGTTTGTACCAAAGCAAGGTAAGAATCAAGTGGTCAAAAGAGGATCGGCCAAGACATTAGATTATTTAGATCCACAAAGCAGTTTAACATATAACGAACTTGTGGCTAATCATGGATTGGTTGCGCCTAAGTCTATGAGATCTGAGGATGTTGTAAACATGTCAGAAGATGATCAGACATATAGGGCAGCCATATTACGAAGGGGAGAGGATCTAGATAAGCCTCGTATTAAACTATCGACAATACATCAGATGAAAGGCGGAGAGGATGACAATGTAATATTATTATCTGAGTCATGCTATCCTGCAGTCAATGCACCTAATCAAGATGATGAACATCGTGTGTTTTATACGGGGGTTACTAGAGCAAAGCATAACTTACACATAGTAGATTCATTTGGAAAGTATAGGTATAGAATATGAGCATTGAAGATCAAATAAATAAAGCCATAAGAGAAGACCCTCGTTTGAATTATCTTTTGTTTCAAGATATTAATCCTGATCATGAAGCTGTTGCTATTAAGGTTTTGAGACAACGTTTAGCACAGGTGGCTCTTGTAGAGAATCAATTAAGAGTGAAAAGAAATTCTCTTGATAATCAACTTTTAGATAAATTAATTAAATATCAAGAAATGGCAAGGATGATAGAAAAAGTTATTCATCTTATAGAAACAGATGAAGTTTTTGAAGGTGAAATTGAACCAGATGAAGACATTCCTTGTGTAAAGTACACATTTGACTTTGAATCTGGCAAAATGAAAGTAATCCCCGTGAAAGATGAGGAACAAAAATGAAGAGAGAAAACGTACTAGCCAAAGCAGGGCAACTCATTACAGGCGATAGAGCAAGAGACTATGGGGATGCCTATGAAAATCATGAAAGAGTTGCTACTATGTGGTCAGCAATATTAGGTATTAAAGTTTCTGTAAGAATGGTGTATCTTTGTTTATTGGCATTGAAGATTTCACGTTTAGTGAAAACACCTAGTCATACAGATTCGTGGGTCGATATCTGTGGATATGGCGCACTTGGAGCAGAAGAGAAAGATGATAAGTAGTTTATTTAAACCACATCCTAATCCAACAATGAGGGTCATAAGCTTAGGCGCAGGTGTGCAATCTTCTGTCATGGCATTGATGGCAGAACAAGGAGAGATAACACCCAAGCCAGACTGTGCAGTATTTGCTGACACACAAGCAGAACCTGATGAAGTTTATACACATCTTGAGTGGCTATCCACACAACTATCTTATCCAATATACCAAACAACTGCAGGAGACTTACGTAAAAGTATAACTGAAGGTATAAATATTAGAGGCACAAACAGAGATTATTGCGTAGTCCCTTTTCATGTCAAAGATGGTTTTGGTCGTAGGCAATGTACAACACAGTTTAAGATCGAGCCAATACAGAAAAAGTTTAGAGAATTACTTGGTGTAAAGAAAAATCACAAAGTTAAACCAGGAGTTATACTTGAACAATGGATAGGTATAAGTCAAGACGAACTACAACGTGTAAAAGAATCTAGAGACAAATGGTTATATAACCGATGGCCACTGTTAGAACTAGGAATGAAACGATATGATTGTCAGAATTGGTTTGCTAAACATTACCCAGAAAAATATCTACCACGATCTGCTTGTACATTTTGTCCATACAAAAACAATAATGAATGGCGACATCTTAGAGATAATGATCCTAAAGGTTGGAAAGATGCGGTGGCCGTGGATAAAAAGATAAGAACTACTGGCACAGATAAAGGACGTGAGCAATTTGTGCACAGATCCTTAAAGCCATTAGATCAAGCTGACTTACAAACAATGGAAGAGAAAGGGCAACTATCATTCTTAGATGAGTGTGATGGTATGTGTGGTATGTAATGAAAGATAAAAACACAATTAGTTTCTTAGAACGTATGGAGATGAATACGTTAGAAAAAGAATGGACAGTGCCTCAATCTTTTCCAGACCTTACTAACTCTAAGTACATAGCCATCGACTTAGAAACATGTGATCCAAACTTAATGGAACTTGGCCCAGGATGGACACGTAACGATGGGTTTATCGTGGGAGTAGCTGTCGCAGCGGGGGATTTCGTGGGATATTATCCCTTTCGACACCAAGGTGGTGGGAATATACCAGAAGAAAAAGTCTTTACTTGGCTTAGAAAACAGATGGATACACCACACATACCTAAGATTATGCACAATGCAATGTATGATGCAGGGTGGCTTAAGTGGGCAAACGTAGATGTAAAGGGCAAGATTATTGATACAATGATTGCTGCTCCACTTATTAATGAAAACAGATTTAGTTTTGCACTTAATGCCTTGGGTCGTGATTACCTTGGCGAGCGCAAGGATGAAAAGGTACTAAAGTCAGCAGCTAAGGATTTTGGATTAGATCCAAAGAAAGAATTATGGAAACTGCCTTCACAATTTGTAGGGACCTATGCAGAACAAGATGCAGCTTTGACTCTTAGATTATGGAATCACTTTGAACCACTGATAAATAAAGAAGAGCTATCAAGTATATTTGAGTTAGAAACAAGTCTCATACCTTGTGTATTTGAAATGAGAAGTAAAGGTGTAAGAGTAGATTTAGATAAGGCAGAACAAACTAAAACTAAATTACTTACGATGAAGAAACAAATACTGAAAGAAATAAAAGATGATACCAACATAGATGTAGAACCATGGGTAGCAACAAGTGTAGCTAAGGTATTTGACTATCATAATATTCATTACGATGAGACAGATAAGAGCAAACAAGCATCCTTTACAAAAACTTGGTTGCAAAACTGTCCACATCCCATAGCAGCTAAGGTATTAAGACTTCGTGAATTAGATAAGGCGCACAATACATTTATTGATAGTATACTAAAACATAGTTACAAAGGTCGAATACATTGTGAGTTGCATCAACTTCGTAATGATGATGGTGGGACAGTGACGGGTAGGTTTAGTTCATCTAATCCTAATCTTCAGCAAATACCATCAAGAGATCCAGAGATTAAGAAAATGATTCGAGGTCTATTTATACCCGAAAAAGGCGAGAAGTGGGGTAGCTTTGACTATAGTAGCCAAGAGCCAAGGTTATTGGTTCACTATTGTGGAGTCGTAAACAAAGGTAATCCTACTGTGGATAACATCATAGAACAGTATCAACAAGATGATGTTGACTTTCATCAGATGGTTGCAGACATGGCAAACATATCAAGAAAAGAAGCTAAGACAGTTAATCTTGGTATTATGTATGGCATGGGCAAACAAAAACTTGCCAACACTTTAGATATTAAACTTGAAGAGGCTAATGAGTTATTAGACACTTACCATCGTAAAGTTCCGTTTGTTAAACAACTTGCAGATCAAGTAATGTCACGTGCACAAAAAATGGGTAGGGTACGAACTGTGTTAGGCAGATCATGTAGATTTGATATGTGGGAGCCAAAGACATTTGGATATAATCAACCTCTAAAGTTTGAAGAAGCTGAAAAGAAATATGGCCCAGGTATTAGACGAGCTTTTACGTATAAGGCATTAAATAGATTGATACAAGGCAGTGCAGCAGATCAAACAAAAAAAGCCATGGTTGATTGTTACAACGAGGGTTTAGTGCCTTTGCTTACAGTGCATGACGAACTTTGTTTTAGTATAAGTTCACAAAAACAAGCAAATAAGATTACTGAGATCATGGAACGAGGTCTTGAGTTAAACGTGCCAAGTAAAGTTGACCAGGAGTTAGGTAATGATTGGGGCGAGGTCGGTTAAGTAGATATATTCTCCATACGATCAATTAACCTCTCTGCACGTTTGGTTACTTGATTGTACCACTTGGAGGAACGCATCTCAGATGCAGCGGCTTTCCAGTCACCTTTATTAACATTCTCACGCATACGCACAAATTTAGATAAACGAGGCCGTCCAAGATTAAACATCATATTGGCTATGATTAATTGTGCTTCTTCTGGTAGATCGTCAAAGTTGTCATACAATACTTTGCACTCATCCAATGTTACTTGTATGTCCTTATTAAACAATTCATTAACACGTTCTTCTGATACTGGTGTGCCAACTGGTTTGCCATGTTCCTCATCCCACTCAGTGACAAGATGTCCTATACCAATCGTGGGTAAATTTAAATGATCAAGATATATGGCGTTAACACACCCCTCATCTCTTTTTAGTTCTTCTCTAAGTTGTTCTAGGTTCATTGACTTCCTACTGTTGCTCTAGTTACGGGGTTGGGTACTAATATTGGATTAACGCCTCCTGCAGAACCTACGTTAGCGGGTGGCTGAATATTGGGTATTTTTATATTGCTTACGTCTGTAATTGCTCGTTGCACTGGTTGTGATATTTCTGGTGATACATTAAACACACCTTCGTCACTACGGACTGCTTCTTGACCAAGTTGAGCTACAGTTGAATTAACAACTTGAAATGCTTGACCTAATTTATCTGCACCAGGTTTTCTACTTGCTAATATTAAATTTAATACTGCGGGTTTACGTAACACTGTAGACATTCCAAGATAAAAAGCTGCAGCGGGTAAAGTCGCTAATGGATTAAGTAAAAAAGCACCTAAACCTAAACCTATAGCTATGTTTGGTGCAGACAATCCGCCTCTTCCAGCTAAAGGTTGATTAGAAACTCTTATCATATTATTGGCAAGTTTGAACAAGCCTTCTGTAGTTTCTTTACCAAGCATGGCATCTAATGTTTCTACACCATAATCATTTAATACAGTTTGAAATCTTTTTCCAAGACGGCCAGATATAAAAGCGTCTTTAAATGCAGGCGAGTCTACATCACCAACACTTCTTAATATTTTTGATAACGCAGCAGTTTTTACTTTGTCTACTAAACCATCATTAAATCCACCATATTGACTTAATGGTATGTTGTTTACTTTTAAATTACCATTAACAAATTGTTTAACTTTCAAAGCATTTTGTTTTTTAAATAATTGTCCAACAATTCCCTCGGCATCATTAGCTTGTAGACTACGTAAAAAAGAATCCTCTTTGAAAGCCGCTTGATCTTTGACTGCTTGTTGCAGACCACGTATAAGACCAGGCATGTCACTTCTGCCAAATTGTGCTAATACATTTTCATCAAAACCCTCTGTGCCAGTTTGTCTTAACAACTTTGCTAGATTTTTTACATCTTTCGAATATCCCTTAAATAATTCATCAGCAGTTGTTCCAAGACCATCTATCTTTGCAGCTATTTTACTACCACTTAAAACATCTATCCCTTTAACTTTTGTGAGATTACTAGCATCATTGAGTTCTCTTTCAAACCAAGCTCTTGCTAAAGATTGTCTCATTGCATCACTTTGTTCTGTTCCAACTCGTCCAGATAATTCTGAGGCTTTTCGTTTAGCTGCTTCAATCCTTTTTATTAAATTTGTTTTCTGTTTACCATCAGCAAATTGAGGAAGTAAATCTTCAGCTTCTTTAATACTTAAGGATCTACCACCTATATTAATAGACTGCTTATCTAAAAATCTTTGTCCTGCATCGAAATCTTTAAACTGTGGTGATCCTCTAACTGCAAACAAAAATCTTCTTAAAACGCTAGGTTGATCAGATTTAACTAATTGATCTAAATATCTTTTTGGATCCAGTCTTAGCGATCCTTTTTTACTTTCAGCATAAATTTTTTCAACCACAGCGTCATCAAATCTATTAATACCTTTAGCATAAAACTCTCTGGCTCGTCTTAAATCTGTTAATCCTTTATTTATATTGGCAAGATCTCCAACTGTTGTTCGTAGAGTCTGTGCTCCAAAGTCTCCTGGGAATCCTGGTCGTAATGGTGGTAAGTCTTTACCAAACTCAAATCCACCTTTACGTAACATTTCACCTATACGTTGTCCTTCAGCATCACTTAATGATCTAAGTGCACCTTTTGTTACTCCTAGATCTACTGGATCAATGTTGTTCACAATTAAGGCGAGTGTGTCTTCAGCTTCTTCAAAAGATTTCTCTACCGCTGCTTTTAAATTTTTATAGGCACCACCCTTAGCTGCTAACGCAAGACGATCGTCATATTGAAGATTATTGATAATTTTACGTAAGGTTTGTGCCTCTTGTATTGAAATTCTTGTAAATGGTAAAACAGCTTGTTTTGAAAGAAATCCTGGAGCACCTTGTGGGACACCTAAATTACCTCTGGCTTGTGCTCTTGATATGGCATTGTCTAGTATGCCAGATAATTGTGTGTCTTGTAAAACTTCTCTTTTTGGTAAGGTTGTAAGAATTTGATCATAGGCTTTCTTAATTTGTTCTATTGGAATAACTTTACTATTAACACCAAAGTTTTCTGATGCAGATTTAAATAATGCATCTGATGTTTCGTCAAAGGATGCTTTAGATACAACTAGATTAGATAAAGCCTCTTGACTTATTTGTTCCCCTCTTTTCAAAGGTTCTATTATAGCTTTAATACTGTTTTCTATTTCTGTGTTTAATCTACGTGTGGCATTAACAACTTTATTATCTACACTATCATAAATTTCACTTATATCTTTCTTAATTGAAGTCTCTAATGTTTCTAATGTTACATCATCTATTTGATCAAACTTTGTTAATTCTTTAATAACTTGTTCTAAATTTTTATTAGCGGCTTTTGTATTTGGAAACACACCTTCATAAATGGCTTGCAATCTACCCATAATAGGTCTTAAGTTTGGAGCAGCACCTTCTAATGTTGGACGAAACCCTTCTCTTATAAGTTGTCTGCCTTCTGCTCTAATTATCTCTGCTTCTTGTCCACCAGGGCCTTTTATTAATCTACCAAATATTCTTGATAAACCTCTTCCGAGTCCCTCACCAAAAATACCAAAGGCTCCTTCCATTGCAGCATCTCTTAACACTTCATTAGATGTTTGTTTTTGTAATCCTCGTGCTGCTTCAAAACTTTCATCTAGTAATTTACCAGCAAACATAGATGCACCAACAACTGCAGCAGCAGGAAGAAAACCAAATCCAGACATAGCAATACCTGCACCGATACCTGCACCTAGTGGTATTCCACTCTCACCAATAAAATCAGCAACATCAAAACGTGATACACCTTCCTCATCAATTGATATTGGAGGTCCATCGCCAAGACCAAGTTTTTGTCTACCTACTTGAGTTAGTATAAATCTACCACCAGGATCAACTGTAAAACCATCCCGTCCTACTTTTCTTGTAAGATATTCTGCTTTTTCTGATGGTAGTTCTAAATTACCTAATGCAGTTCTAAAGCTAAAATCTTTAACACCCGTGTCATAATCAACACCAGGAAGTTTAAGTGAGCCAGTTTCACCCTCCTCAAAAGCTTGCATAGTAGCAGGATTGATTCCTGCAAGTTCGAGTTGTCTTCTGTAATTTTCTATTTCTTCTGGAGAAGCAGTTGCTAAATTAATGTTAGGTGATGCTGGTCTTGATGGCTGACTAGGATCAAACTGTGGTGCTTCATCAGCAAAAAAAGTATTTAAAATAAATTCTTGCTCTTCATCAGTTGGCTTGTCGCCTTCTATCTGAACTCTTTTAATACCATCATCAGTTTGAACATTTATTATACCCATTAGTTAACCTTTTTTTACAAAGTATAAATTATCTTTCTCATTAAATGATAATAATTTTTGTGTTTGACCTT